CTAACCCACTTACTAGGCGTGGATTTTCGCTTCCATGGCAAATGCTGCATGATTTGGTCAGTGATTTCCATGAACTTATTATAACAGTTTTAATACAAAAGTCAAGGGCGAAATAGTATATAGTTTACCGCACCAAGTGTTTGGGTAATCTTAAACTTAATTGCGCTGTACTTGCCTTGAAAATTAAAGTACTGATTTCCAGAAGCATTTGATAACACTGCAGTGTTTATTGTAACCCAATTGTTAGCATTGCTAACACTTATAGTATCCTGACTTGCTTGGCATTCAATATTGCCAGAAAATCCATTTGTGTTGTATTGAACTGTTTGATATACTGCACGACCCTTAACTCGGTCAGCAGTTAATGTTGTACTCGTAAAGGCAACGTTGAGATTATTAGTGCTTATGTCATTTGTATAATTTTGGATTGTAACATTTGCGCTTGGAACAAATGCAGGATATACACCATCATTAAGTCTAACTTGTCCTTGTGCGCTGTAATTATCGTCTGAAAAAACTATTTGTGCTTCGCCTTCTGGACTTGTAACTACAATGCTGTAATTATATAGACCTGAATTAATATCATCCAGTAACGTTCCTTCAATAAGAGTAGTTGCGCTGCCTTGGTCAGTATAAACTAGTTGTAATACTCTACTAAAAACTAATTCTTTTGTGGTTGGATCAATCAAGTTAAATAGAACTGAACTATCTAACAGACTAACTGGTTTCTGATCCTGATTTTTAATTAAGAACTGAAATCTGTTATCTACACCTTTGAATAGTTGTAATGGTTTTGCGTACACTAGTTGGTTTTCCCTATGAGGTGTGTAGTCAGCATTCTTAACAACTGTAATGATTTGTGGATATAAATAACCGACGATTTGCTGCACAGAATGGACTCCTTGCTTATTTATTATGATTTCTATTGAACAAATGCTTGAACAATACCCTTTTCTAACTTATATAAAATACACTCACAGTGACTATATTGGCATTATACAAAATTATGATGTAGATATTGTTTCAATGTATGCATTTAACAAACTAAGAACAGAAGAAGATAAACGTGGTTTCTTAGAAATGGCAGAAATATGGTGGTGGGAATCTAATCGGTTAATACCCATTAATATATTTTTAAAAAAAAGTTGGAACCCTTTTCGTTATAGTACAGTTACACTAACAACTAAAGATATAAAAGATCAACAGGGTCACATTGTAAGTATTGCAAAACTTGCAGAACGCAGAACCAAACGTCGTGTAGTTCAGCTAGTCAAGCGTCTCGGTTAACAAGTTCATATGCACCATTACTAATTGCGCATAAGAATATGCATGCGCACGTTTAAAATAGTAACCATCATCTGACTTAAGCCAAATTTGTTCGGCTATTTCTCGCCATCGTTTTCCGATAAGATATCGTTTTGATGGACGTATAATAGCCAAAACCATAGCCAGCTTATCCATGGTATCAGGAAAGTGTTGCTGTATAATATCATAATGATTTGATAAGTGAATAAGTTTGGCAACGAAATCACGCTCCTTTAATAGTTCCCACTGAGGTTCACGGCTACAGAGTTCGTCAAGATGCTCGTTACTGCGAACTGAATTATAAACATGAACATTCAATAGGTCTAACTTCATATAGCCAAGTTCTTCGGCTTCGTTGTAATCGATATTGCTTAAACCTGTGAGTGGATTTTGGGGGATGGGATTGACATAGACTCCAGTGTTATGCTTGATAACCGTACCGTCACGGCGTATAGACGCAGGTATATGCTTGATTAGTTTCAAGATATCCTCACGGTTTCCAAAGTCTATGTCAATGTCCATATTGTTAATATATCACTTAATGCAATTTTATGCAATAAATAATTCTATGCTAGACATTATTAACCATCATCAAATTTTATATCAAGAAAAAACATTACAAGGAAAATTTTGTGGATATCCATGGGAAAGAATAGCAATTACTGATACAGGCGATGTTTATTCTTGTCCATGTGTTGATTGGACTGGATTAGTAGTTGGTAATGTTCTAAAAACACCACTTGAAGAAATCTATAACAATAGTGAAAATCTGCAAAAATTGCGCAATAGTGTGTTAGATGGAAAATTTGGATGGTGCAAAGTTGGTCAATGTGATAAGATTAATAATTTACCTAACAAAAATAAACTAAATTCTTATAAAGTAAATAACAAAAATTTTTGGTTACCAACCTATATTAATTTAGGAATTGAATACAATTGTAACCTAAAATGCGGAAGTTGCAGAAGTGAATTGCATTATAAGAATGCAGAAAATTTGCAAGTTACTCAAATATTATCAAGTTTAGTAAATTCATACAAAGATTACAAGAACATCACTGAAATTTCATGCGATGGATACGGCGATATTTTTGTAAGTAAAAGTTACATGAATCTTATCTTCAGTGATAAAGTTCCAGATTGTTGGAGATTTATGATACAAACAAATGGCAATTTATTAAGCAAACGCAAAAGTCAAATATTACAAATTAAAGATAGAATTAATTTAATTAATATTAGTATTGATGCTTCTACTCCTGAAACCTACAAAATTGTGCGAGGTGGAAATTGGGGGATAGTGATGGATGGCATTGAAATGATCCATGAACTAGGAATTAAAGGCATGATACAGTTAGTGTTACAAAGAGAAAACTATAAAGATTTGTTAGGTTTCAAAGAACTTGCTAATAAGTTTGATTTTTGGTATCAAGTACAGTTTATGGATAGACGACAACATATGACTGAAAAATATTGGAATCATAATCGAATTGATAATAATCCTGATGTTGATTATGTGCAATTAAAAGAGTACTTAAACATTTTAAAACAAGATAAAGATTGCAACTTTGATGGCGGAGTGCAAGAACTTTATAAATCCCTATGACCATCTCATCAAAAAAAGTGTGCGTTCTTCATCATTAACAAAACCTAATATCATACCTTTTTGTGACCATGCAGTAAGTGAAGAATCGCACCATGCTTTAATATCCCCTTCATTAGCCACCCACCATGATACGTTACTAATAACAAGTATACTTTTGTTTTGTATTAAATCTATGATATAGATATCGTCCGATAGTTCACGAACTTCACTAAGCGATAGACCATTGCCTAATATAAAACGTTGTGACATTAGAAACCAGCTTGTGATAATATATGCTTTGTCATTTCAGTATCAGCAGGATAATCTTTTAACTTTCGTTGCCAAAACTCAGGATCAATCCAAGGCATAAGCAGTGTTAATTGTTCTTCACTAAGTGATTCAAGTTTAGTAATACCATTGTCGCAGCAATATATTGCCCAACAACTAATTCGACCATTAAGAACATGTTGCACAAAACGATTAGAACTTACTTCAATAAAATATGTTGCAATATCTTTGCTACTTTCTTCGCTCCATTCTTGCATAGTAAGAATACTGCGTTCTAGTGCATCGCTTGAACTTTCACTGCGCAAAATACCATAAAGATATTCTTCATAAACTTTATCTTTGCACCAGTTATCAATCTTGATTTGATTTTTCAGTACATAATCCATAAATTGTTTAACATTGACTGCACTAATTGCAACACAATGTCGCCCAAATTTTACAAATGAATTGTAAAAGTTATTGTTGCAAAAATCTTCATATGTCTTTAACTTTGCCGATCCTTGCGTAAGTTCATGAAAACGCAACCATGTTTGAAATCCAATAATGACACCTTTTTCACCACGTTGTTGATCTCGACGTTTAGGTTCACACTGATGAACTTGTAAGGTGCTTTCACGAACAAAACCCTGATTACAGTACTTGCATACATGTGTGCCAGGTTTCATGTCACGTCTAGCTTCTTTTGCAATTTGTTGTAGTTCATTCATTTTTTTATTGTATCATAAAATTTTTAATTTGGCAATATCAATTGCTGTAGTTGTCAAGAACTTTTTGTAAATTATAAACTGATATTTTATAATTATTTCTTTCCCAAAATTGTAATATTTTTTGATTTTTTACAAATCTATGCATATTATCTAATTTAAATTTACGGCAATCATCTAGTGTCCATTGGCATATTTTTTCTAATTGATCAACACACATTTTAATTCTTGTTAAAGGATCAGGTTCATCGTCATAGCTATGATCAATTATATCATCAAATAAATCAAATCCAAATTCACGCAAGTAACTTACATTTTGGTAAAATGAAACAAATATTGGAACTTGTCCATATGCAAATGGTTTAATTGATTTTTCGGTAACAAATGGTAGAAAACCTTCAAATCCTGGCAATTTTAATTGTGGATCAAAAATTGGTTCAACGCTTGTTTCCATGACAAAATTAATAAATGCATTTGTAATTCTTTCATCAGTAGTATTCATCATTTTTGTAGAATCATTACTAAAAGTATCTATTTTTCCATCTATATACATCGGAAAAAGATTATCATATTTTTGATGATGAGTTAAACGAAAATATTCTCTAAACTTTATTGGCAGAGAATGAAAAATTACTTCGTCTATCGGATTCTTTCTAGTTGCATTATATTGCCCACTTCCTAAACTCATATTGCCATAAGATTGTAAGTTTCGATTAAGTATTTCTAGTGTTGCAACAATTCTATGTTCTCTAGCTATTCTTGCTAAACTTACAAAATGATAATTTGGTAGTATACCGCAATCATTCTTAACAATATCTCTATATGCAAAAACAATCTCAGTTGTAAAACAATATTTCATATTAGTATCGTTTTGTATGGGTGCTGCACTTAATAATAAAAAATCTTTAACTTGGGTATTTGTTTGTTGTGCTATATAATCTAATTTTTCTTGGAAAAAATTATAATTTAAACTTGCTCCGACTCCATCAATCAAAAAAATAAATGTTTTTCCATTTTGCAATGCTACAGATTTATATTCGTTAATTTCATTAATAATCCAAGAAAGTTCTGAATAATCAACATTTAATATGTCAAACTCATAGACACTATAGATAAATTTATTTTCTAAATTATTACAATATTTTAAAAACCATTCACAACTTTGTCGATTATCTAGATGATTTGTATCTTTTGATCTTATTAAATAATGTAGACCTATATCATCATAGTTCAATTTAATATCTGCATTTGCTAATCGAAAAAATAAAGGATTAGTATCTTTTGAAAATTCAATTGACATTCCATCCACAAAGGTCAAAAATGTTTCTGGCTGAACATTATTATCAACTGATATAATATTATTTTTTACTGATATGTAATTTTTTAGTAGTGTTTGTTTTATATCTTCTGTTGAAACTAAATTTACAGGTGTATCTGCTGTGTTATCTGCATTTTTTTCAAACTTATTATCTAAAATAGGTAAAGATTCAGATTGTAAGGGTTGAGTAACTTCTTCAGTGCTTGAGTATATTGGGCTATCCGAAATATTAATTGAATTCTTTGCTGTATAATACTGATTTAAATCAAAACCTAGTTCTAAAATCTTATTAATATGACTCATTGAAATACTCATTAAACTTTATGTAAGAGTATTTACTTTATTATTTGCTAATTTCGTGCAATACTTTAGCTTGTTGAAAAGCATCCATAACGCTTTGGTTTTTGTTTTGAAATACTGGTTTCCATTCTTGCCACCATGTAACTAGTTCAATCATGTCAGGTGTAAAGTTCAAATATAACGCTTGACCGCCGTGTGTATCACTTGCTTGTATAGATGCTACTCTATAATCATTAGTTGTTGCGCTTTTTATGGTCATTTTAGTGCCTCTTTAATTTCTTTATCATTCCAACCTAGTTCTACTAGCATTGCCTTGAACTCAGGATCAGGAATGTTTGCTGCCATCAATTCACAATCATCAAGTTTATATTCTGGATGCAGTTTTGCGATAATATCTGCACGTTTATTTTTTGACTTACGTGCACTAAATGCCATCCATTCATGACGATGCTTGCCCATGTTGGGGCTTACTGTGGTCAGTAAGAGCCACTGTAGTTTAGGATGCTTACCAAGATCAAAGAAACGTTTGTTGACACGCTCATTCATTGCTTGCAAGTAATACTGTTGTAATTCAGTAACGCCAGTGACAGCACTACCCCAGCGCAACATAAGATAGGTAGAAAATTTCTTGCGTTCTTCATCTGTTAACTCATCATAGAAAGCACGGTTCTTTGTATCTAACTGTGCCATTTCATAACCAATGTCAAGTTTGTTCAAAAGTTATTTTCTCCCCAAGTAGAAGTTTCATTTTCCTCTTGTTTGCTAATATGATGCATTATTCGCAACTGATCAGCAAGTTCTTTTAGTGTCGGATTGTGTTCGGTGGCACGAAGAATCTCTAACCATTCTTCGTGTTCTTTCATATAATTTCTATCATATTCATATGTACTAATGCCGTTGCCTTGTGTCTTTACGTTGCCCATAAACTACCCTATCATACAATGGTATTACTGTCAATAAACACGATACCCATATTTTTTAAGGTCAATATCATAGCCAAAAAGATTTACTATATCAGGTAACCATGTTTTTTCTAACAATTCTTCGTACAAAACAGAATCAAAATTTTGTTTTATTTCATACAATGCATCATATTTTTTATTAAGATAAATGTCTTCATAGTTAATATTTTTATAGAGCGTTGGATAATCAGGTTTTAATTCATAATAACTGTCAAATTCGTTTTCAATATTGTTTAACAATGAAAGCAATGATTCGTGTCTATTTTCATCGGTAATTTCGATTTGATTTTTAATTAATGTATAATCAATATAATATGAATTATCTTTAAAAGATTTATTAATTTTTTTTAAAAGAAAGGAATTTAATTTTCCAATGGAATTTTTTGAGTTTTTTATTAAAGATTCAATCGCTGCTGTTTTATAAAATTTTTCTTCTAGATTAATTTTAAGTATTTTAACGTTATATTTTAATAATAAGTCACAATGCAATTTTTGTAAATTGTGACCAGCAATAATTGAAATATCTTGTTGTAAAGTTTTTTCAATTCTACTTGTTGGAACTTGTTCAATATCTATTTTTAAACTTAAATTTGGAGTTTTGGATTTTCTATAATCATTATCATATATTATTTTGTTATAATTTATAAAATTACATAAAAAATCACCTTTACAACCACCACGATAATCTAAAAGATATTTTGTCATACTATGTTTTGTATATCAATAGTTTCGCTTGCACGCGAGATTTCTTTTACAAAATATGCACATACTGGTTTTGGTCCATCGCTCAATGGGATACAAAGTAGCTGACCATTTTTTAATTTAGGAAAGTACCAACGCACATCTTGATACACATCTTCAATTTCTATGTTCATAAATGCAGCACGAAATGAACTAAGCGGATTGAATGTAAATGCTTGAAAACCACGATCATTAAGTTTTGTCAATGGTAATGCTTCTAAATCGCCAATTTCTGCTTCGCCAATAAGAATACGCCAATTATAAGGCATCATTATACGATGTTCACCAATCTTCAACACAAGCGCAGGATCATTAAAACTTTCTAGAAATACTAGCGGAAGAAAGTAATAGTCTGCTTCTGGTGGATTACTATTATCTAGTACGCAGAAACGCAAGTCGTCAACTTGTTCTGGTAAATTATTCATTTCAAATACGGTATTGTCTACTGTTAATATACGCACTGTTATTCCTTTATTTGTATATGCTTTTTTCTTGTGTGAAAGGGTAATTAGCCTCACGATAAAATTGTTTACGTTTAGTTAGATGGCGTTTAGCAAATTTACAATCTGCGGTCAAGTCCCAGATTTGAACAAAGTCTTTGTCTTCTGCTTTACGAAT